AACTTCGCGGACGAGGATGGCGTGACCGTCCAGTTGGTGCCGAGCGTGTACACGGGGGACGCGCCCGCCGTGTGCGAGGCGATGATGCGGCGCTGCCCGACCGAGGTCGTGTTGACCGCGTCATGCACGATGCGAATCTGGAAGTTGCGGTACTCGTTCGCGACCACGGCAGCGTCGCCGCCTGTCGCCTGTCCCGTGATCGTTCCCGCCGCCGCAGCGGTCGCCGCAAGCGCCATCCGCGTAACGACATTGCTGTCGTACTGGAATGTGCCCTTGACCATGCCCTCGCCGGGGTTGCAGTCGTACGGCGTGTACTGCTCGTCGAGGCAGACAAGCGAAGAGTCCGTGCCGATCGTCGGAAGGTTCGTGCTCACGCGATCCTGAAACAGGTTCGTTGCGACCTCGAACGACCTGAACGAGTTCGCTGCGATCGCGCCGCTGCCGAGCATCATCAGGCGACCGCTCAGGAGCTCCCATTCGTCGCCGCTAGCGGGCGTGAAGGTCAGCGGGTTGTCGAGGCGGACATTGACATTGGTCGAGCCGCCCGTGTTCCCGATGATGAACCGCTCTTCGGTCTTGCCCGCCGTCTTGCCGATGATGCGGATCTTGAATCCGTAGTCGCCGCTTCCGCCTCTGTTGGCAAGCATGTTCACGCCGACAGCGGCGGGCAGCGTGTTCAGGATGACGAGGCTCGTTGTGCTGCCAGGGGTCACGACCGTTCCCTGTGCGCCGAAGGTCGGCGCGAACACCGATGCCGCGCCCGCCGCCATCGCGCCGATTCCAGGGTTGCCGACGAGGTTTGAAGCCTTCGTCACGATGTTGTAGCGGTTCAAGACCGTCGAGGAAGCCATCTGATAGACGAACGGATTCCGCGACACATCCGAGCGGAGGTCGCTCACAAGATGCACAGCCGCCGCGTGCGCGGATCGAAGCGGGGTGGAAGAAACCCAGACCTGCCGATCAATGACCTTCTTGAAAGTGTTCGCCATGTGTGCCTCTCAGGTGATGCGTGAACGGTGGGCCGCAGCCCACGCGCTCATGTTTGCGCTGTTGACGATTCGCTCCGCAGCAAGGCCGCCAAACTGCACGACATTGCTGACCGTCGAGCAAGTCGTGACGGTCGTGACGGTCGTGACCGTTCCGCTCTCGATGAGCGTCGTGGCCCTGTACCGCTGCAAGTCCTTCGCGTAGCCGAGCGGCGCGTACAGGATCGACAGGATGCGCGTGAGCAGCAGAGACATCGCGCTCTTCGACGGGATGTCGATCATCTGCGGCTCGTCCACATCCACATAAATCTGGAGGGAGTCGCCCGCGCCTTGCCCCGCCGTGCTGGCATCGAGCGTCAGAACGCCGCCCGAGTAGGAGGCAGCGCCCTTGGTCGCGTCAGCGAAGTTGTAGATGATCGTGTTCTGCGTGGCGTTCGTGATGAGCAGGATCTGATTCAGACCGAGCGTCACGCCGTTGAACGCGATCGTTCCAGACCCCGCGATGCCGGGAGTGAATGTCCACGATCCGTCGAGATCAACGCCGAGAAGTCTTTTCATAGGGCCACCGCCATTGCGATTGCGAATGCCTCTGTCACGCCGCCACCGCCGCCGCCGCTCGGCGTCTGCCATGACACATTCCCCGCGCCGTCAGTCGTGGGAACCTGTCCATTCGTGCCGTCACCTGCGGGAAGGTCGAATCCGCCAAGCGATCCCTCGATGCGGACGCGCGACGCGGCCTTCGCGACGAGCTTGCCGCGCCCCGACTCGAGCGTGGCGTTCGTCGTGTCGTGGGACACGCGGAAGAAGTCGTTGGCGTTGGCCGAGCCGCCGCCGTAGAGGTAGAGCGTCGGGTGCGCGTGCGCGGTGGCGGGGATGCGGTTCGCGTTGTCGATCTCATTGCCCTGCGCGATCACGAGCGCGCCCGTGCTGCCCGCGTTGTTGACGAGCAGCCCGCACGCGACGCCCGCGCGGCTGCTGCCGCTGACATGGCGGATGAAGTAGTTCTGCGACGAGCCGAACGCGAACCGTGTGTCGTTGTTCAGAACGACGGGCACGAGGAAGTTCAGGCTTGACGATGTGTTCAAAGTGTCGGTGCGCGTGTTGCGCGTGCCGATGCGAACGCCGAAGCCCCACGATTGACCGTCGACGGTGAGCGCGTAGTAGTCCGACGAAGGCTGCGACGGGTGCGTGCCGTTCGGCCCGATGTCGATGCGCCCGTTCGCCGAGTTCGAGATGAACTCGCCGCTCGCGAGGCTGATCCCCGCGAACTGCGGCGTGTCGGTCGTACCCAGTCCGAGCGTCGCACGCGCAGTCGCCGCGTCCGCGGAGTCGACGAGGTCGAGGCCGAAGACGCTGAACTGCGAGTCATCGACCTTGTTGTCGAGCGCGGTCTGGAGCCCAGTGACATTAGAGATCGCGTGCGTGTGGACCGCCGCCGCCGCGCCGATGTCCGCAGGCGTCAGCGCGTCCGTCCCACCCGTCTCGTGCGTCGACTTGTGCGCGGTCGGGGTGCGCGCGTCGCTCAAGCGCGGATCGTTCCGCGCCATCGTGTGCCGCGCCACCATCGAGTTGACGCGAACCTTCGCGCCGAACGCCGATGTGCCAGCGCGGTCCTGAAGCATGCAGCCGAGGTACGCAATGGTCGCGTAGAACGAATCCTCAAGTGCGCCCGAGTAGCGGTACACGGGCGAGCCGTCGATGTAGAACAGCGCGCCCGACTGGCCCGGGAAGGCAACCACCCGAAGAAGCCGATCGACGGATGTGCTGATCCCCGTGTCGTGGTTCACCACGCCCGCGTTGTCGCACTGGTTCATCCCGTCGGAGATGTAGACCCCGACCCACCATGTTCCGCCCTTCGGATAGAAGCCGACGAGGGTCTCCGCGCCGATCGTCACGAGATCGGGGCAAGTGTGCAGCCTGTGGATTCCAAGATGGAACTGATGCGTCGCGGTGTCGTAGTCCACCACGCGCACGCTCGCCTCGACCTCGACTCCCGCGTGCTGGCCGAGCTGCCATGTCGGAGTGCCAGGAAGAGTCGCGCCGTTGTGGCGGATCGCGCAGCGGGAGCGGAATGTCCCTTGCTGCGTGGTCATCTCCGCGTAGGTCGAGAAGGCCACGGCTCCGCTGTCCGAGGTCGGCGCGAGGAAGTCGCCGACGCTCGTCCCGTCCATCCGATACTGGGTGGTGAACGCGATGCGGCCGCGCGTCTCGACCGCAGGATTCGGGTACGAGCCGCTCAGGTCGCCGCCAGCCGCCGCGCCCGACGCGAGCTTCCCGTCGAGAGCCGTCTGAAGCCCCGACACATCCGCGATCGCGTGGCCGTGCGCCGCCGCGGCCGCGCCGACATCCGCCGCGCCGAGCACCACCGCGCCCGTCGCGCCGTTCACGCTCGTCACCGCAGCCGCCGAGCCGCTCGCGCCCTGCGGGCCCGGAGACACCAGCTCCATCAGGATCGGGCTCGTCTCGAGCGACAGGTTCACCTGCGGCGCGTCGAGGAGCATCAGCCGCCAGCCCGTGTTCGTCGCGCTCATGGGATCGTCCCCCGTGCGGCCTCGCGGCCCACCGTGACCGCGCCCTCCCACAGCGAGTCCACCACGCCGCCCGTCCACTCCATCTCGCAGTCGTGCACGAACCGACCCGCGATCCCGACCGTCACCGACTTCGGCAGGTGGAACGAAACCACCCCGTTCACCGCGTCCACCGTGATCCGCCCGTCCGTGGTCGACATCGACGCCGTCAGCGTCGCCGACTCGAAGGTCGGACGCATCGCCCAGCGGAACGCACAGCCCGTCAGGTCGATCGGCGCGCCGCTCTCGTCGCGGAAGCGGATCGAGAAGCGCCAGTCGGCGCCCGCCTTGATCGCGGCGTTCCACACGGGGACGAGTCGGGTGTTGATCGCGTCGCAGGTCATCGTCGATCGTTCCTCACAGTCCGAAGATCCCCTTCAGCGCCCTCGCGGACAACCGCACCGCGGGCGCGCTCCTCCGCTCCATCGGGTGGAAGTCCTCCACCCGGAACTTCCGGCCGCCCTTGCCCGAGTGCGCGTTCGCCATCAGGCACAGGATCGACGCCGTGTGGTTCCAATCGCTTCGCGCACGCGCGTCGTGCATCCACGCGAGCTCGCGCAGAGTCCAATCGTCGGGGCTCAGTCCGAGGAGGGCCGAACACTCGGCCACCCACCGCCAGATGGCGGGCCCAGACGCGCGTCGAGCTCCGACTCCACCCGAGCCCGAGCCTTCTCCGCCTCCGCCTCCGCCGCCGACAGGACCCTCTTGAGCGCGGCTCTCTCGCGAGGGTTCGGGAAAAAATCCACGATCGCCGCGAGCATCGCCTTCACTGCGCCGTCGAGCGCGTCCCCCGCCATCGCGGCGCCGAACTGCTCGTCGCTCACGCCCGCCGCCACGGCCTGATCGCGGCACAGCACATAGATCACATCCACGAGGAGGACGGGGTCGGACGCGAGCCGCTCCAACACGCTCGGCTCGCGCCCTTCCCCCGTGCCCTTCCCCGAAACCTGCATGAGGTCGACGCCGAGCGCGGACCGCACCCGCTTCACCGCGCCGACATCCACCCGCACCGCCCAGTGTCGACCCGTCGAGTCCTTGAATCCGTGCATCGTTCAGGTTCCCTTTATCAGGCGGGCGTGTGCCAGGCCGGGTTGCGCGTGACATACGCGGGCTTGCAGGTCACGCTCACCGTCTGCGTGTCCTCGAGCGGCTGCTCGATCGAGAAGCCCGTCACGGTCCAGTCCGCGATCAGACCCTCGCCGCTCGTGGCGTCGAGCACCGCGAGCGCGATGATCGTGTTCGACATGAACGCCACCTGAAACGCGTCGACATCCGCGTCCGCGACATCGAAGTTCATGCTGAACTCGAGCGTCGCCGACTTCAGCGTGCCGAGCGTGGTGCGCCAGCCGCCGGCCGCGCGAGTCGAGGTGTCGGCCTCCCCCTTCTCCATCGAGAGGGTGAGGTCCTTCACATTGGTGACTGCGGTCAGCGATGCGATCGCTGTTCCACTCGTTCCGCGCAGAAGCGCACCTTCAAGTCCGACACGAATAGGCATCTCTCATCCCTCCTGTTCAGCCGGCGGCGCGAAGCCGCGCGGTGACAACCCCTGTGAACACTCCATGCTCCTGCATGTGCGTGGGCGAAACCATCGGGTCGATGGTCACGCCCACGCACACGAAGCCCGTCGTTCCCGCGCGGAGCGCGTACAGCGCGTCCGCCACCTTCTGCACATCCGCGCTCAGAAGCGCGATCTCCGAATCCCGCTGCGTCTGGTCGACCTTCCGCTGCACCATCACATCCACGAGGTGGTCGATGCGCTCGAGCACGCGCGTATCCGCACGGCGCTCGATCCCGCGCGGGAACACCGTCAGCGTCAGCGACAGGAGCTCCTCGGGCTTCCGCTCCGGCCAGAACGAGCGGACAGCCGTGTACGCGCTCGACAGGCTCAGGCCCGTCACAGCCGCGAGCACCGCGTCTCCGACCTGTGCTGGCGTTGCGGTCATGCCGTCTGTGTCCTTAGCTTCGTGTGCACGCGGATCATCCTGCGCGAGGTGTCCGCGTACTTCCATTCCTGCTCACGCCCTGGCGCCGTCACCTCGTAGGTGCGAACCGCCCCGTCGCACGAGCGCTCCTCGATCAGGTCGCCCTTCGCGGGGACCACTGGCAGCGCGCCGAGAACGAGGTCGCACGCGCTCACCACGAAGTCGCGGCTCTCCCAGCGCAGGACGCCCTGCGAGTCCTCCACCTCGAACACCGTGCGGCCGACCGTCGCGGGAATCCTGACGCTCTCCGAGCCGCGGATGTAGACCACATCCGCCGACAGGGCAGCGCGCATCGCCGATGCCACGAGCGCGCTGCCCTTGTCGAACAGGTTCCCCATGGTTCAGCCTCACGGATTCAGGATCGCGAGAACCTTCGTCGTGCCGTTGCCGGCGGCAGCGATCGCGCGGCCGAACACCTTGTGCGTCGACGCGGTGATCGTCGCGCGGCTGTTCGCCACATCCCAGTACAGGATCGCGCCGACCGCGACCACATCCGTCGAGAGCTTGTTGATGTTGTAGACGCCGCGCGTCGAGAGCGCGCCCAGGGTGTTCGCGGGAATCGCGTTCTCAGCGACGCACACGAGGTCAGCCTGAACCACGACCGAGCCCTGCGCCACAGTGGCGCCCGGCGTGTGGTCGATGTAGTTGCCTTCCGAAATCTTGTCTGCGATTGCCATGTCTGTCCCCTTTTTCTTTCGTTCGTTGCGTTGAGGCTCGGGGCGGGGCCGCGCTTGTCGGCCCCGCCCTTCGCCGTTCGATCACTCATCAGGCGCCAGCGGACTTCACGCCGCCGCGGTACTCCTGCTTGGCCACGCCGAAGTCGTGGAAGCCGCGCATCTGGATGCCGAGCACCGAGAAGTCCGCATCCGCGGTCTCGACGGTCGGGGTCTCCACGCCGTTCAGGAACGCGATCTCGATCACGGGCAGCGTCTGCGGGTCGGCGAGGAGGTACCAAGCCGTCGAGCTGTTGCCCGTGTACGAGGCGTTCGAGAGGTACGGGCACACGACGGGCGCGAACTTGCCCGCGTGCGGGTTGCCGACGGGCTCCTTCGCGCTCGACGCCGGGCGAAGCTCGGCCGAGTTGAAGAGCTGCGCGGCGCGCGCGGAGAGCGCGGGCGGAACGAGCAGGATCGCGGGCATCACGCCGAGCGGCTTGCCGTTCGGGTCGGTCTGCTCGAGGAAGCGCTGCTCGGCGGTCGAGAGCGAGTCGATGCTCAGCGCCGAGGTCGCGCCGCTGAACTGGCTGCCGGTGCCGCTCGTGAAGAAGCTCGCGTTGTCGAGGAACGAGGCCCAGAAGACATCGTTCAGCTTCAGGCCCGCGCCGCGGCCGATGCGCTGCGGGAGCTGCGTCATCGCGCCGAGATCGTCGTTGATGATGTCCTGACGGGTCACCGCGAACATCTTGCCGAAGGTCTTCGCCTGATTCGTGTACGAGGTCTCGCTCGCCTCGCCGTGCTTCAGCTCGCCGTTCGCAGCGACCTCGTCGTACTGGTAGTCGCCGTTGAGGCGGTACGAGGTGACGGTCTTGAAGTCGTTCACGCCGCGGACCGAGCCGATGCGGCGCCAGCTCTGGTCGACGCCCATGAAGCCGTCGAGCAGGAACTTGTTCGCGGTGTTCGAGAGGATGCCCGGGAGCGACAGGCCGCTGAAGCCTGCGCGGAGCACCTCGCGCTCGTGGCCACGGAACGAGCGGCCCGTGTAGCCGTTCGCCCACGCCGCCTCGAGCAGGAGCTCCTGAAGGCCGATGCCGCGCTTGAAGCGCTTGTCGGCTGCCTCGAGGGTCTTCGCGTCGAAGCTCTTCTCGACCGAGCGCATGCCGCCGGCCTTGCAGAGCGCGGCGACGAGGACATCGGAGCTCGGAGCGTCATCGCCCTTGATGTGAGCGGCGGGTGCGCCGATCACGGGACGCGATGCGCGGAGAGCCTCGAGCTCGGTCTTCTCCGAGGTCCAGCCCTCGGAGATCGCCTTCGCCTCGATCTCGGCGTTCCCGCCCGCAGCCTTGCGGACGGACGCGATGCGGTTTGCCTCGGCAGCAGCGGCGGCGCGAATCTCGCTCACCGTTGCGGCCACTTCCGCCGCGCCATTGGCGGCGGTGACTTCAGTCTTGTCAGCCATGATGTTCCCCTTGATTCCTTCTGCGGGATCGCCCGCGATCTCAGCGGCACACGCCGCAACGGATGCACTCGTGTTGTCATCCGCGCCCAGCGCCACGAACGACACCTCGGAAAGCGCCGAGGAACGCACGATGTAGACGGGGCCCTTGAAGACGCGGCCGTTCGCCTCCGCCTTCTCGCCCTTGTCGACGAACTCGACCTGATTCGCAGACGCGCCGATCGACGCCTGCCACGGGAAGCCGTTCGCGGCGGTCGCGACCACTTCGGCCGCGTATGGACCGCTGCCCGAGATCACGCCCGACACGCGCAGCTCCATGCCGCGCGAGAGGCTCTTCACCTCGACCGC